GGGCGTGCTGCGGGCGATACGGGCGAACTCCGCGGCGGAAATGCGCCCGAACCATTCGCGCTTGATGATGTTGCCGCCTTCAATCGTCGGGCGCTGCTGATAGAGTGCGGCGAAGGTGCGGGGGGCGCGCTTTTCGGCTTCGTGCAGCCGCTCGGCGCTGTGCTTATCTTCCCACAATGCCTCGCCGATTTCTCGCGGGTCGTCGGGGTTGTCCCGATCTTCTCGAAGAGCGGGAATGCGGATCACCGTCCACTTCTCGGGCTCGGTGCGGAGCAAACGCCCCGCGAGGTCGTCTTCGTGCCAACGAGTCATGATCAAACACTGCTTCGAGTCGTTGTGCAGACGCGTGAGGAACACGTCGGTGTACCATTCCCACACGCGGTCGCGATAGGTCTGCGAAGCGGCTTCGAGTGCGTCTTTCACCGGGTCGTCGATGATGCCGAGATCGGCGGGCGTACCCGTCAAACCACCGCCCACACCGACGGCGCGATAAAAGCCCCCGAAACCGACGGTTTCGAAGATGTCGATGTTGCGCAGATAGCCGCGCTTTGCGTCGGTCGATACGTTCTGCGAATTGAGAAACGTGCAGGGGAACACCTCTTTGTATTCGGAGCTGTCGATCGTGCGCTGTATGGAACGCGAAAAACCTTGTGCAAGGCTTGCCGCATAGGACGTGCCGACGATTTTCAGCCTCGGATTGTAGCCCAAAGCCCAGGCGGGGAACTTGCGCGATACGATCTCGCTGTTGTGCGTGGGGATGAGATCACGCCCTGCGAGATACATTCCGCCTTCGACTTCAATACAATTCACACGTCGGGGTGCAACGTCCACAACACGCTCGATGAAAAAACGCTTTTTATCGTTGCGGTCGCTCGCGGTCTTTTCGGATAGGCGGTTCTGCTTACGGGGATTGCGGAATACGGCTTGCGTACGGTCGGGATTGAAAAAGATGCGAGTTTTTTCGCCGCAGTCCTTGCCATAGAGTTTGGCGCGATAGTGGCGCTTTCTCGCTTTAATGCCCAGTGATCGCAACAGTGTGTAAACGTCCTCGGCCAGTCGTCCTCGCTTTTGGGCAAACTCGCAATTCCCTCGTGTGTCGCACGTTCCGTCGGAATCCATAAGCCCCTGCAGCAAAGCCCATCGAGACGATGCATCGGCTAAAAGATAGGCCAAAGGGATATGTTTTTCGCTGTGCAGCCCGAGGAGGCGTGCGGCTTTGCATAGCCCTTCCACACGAATGCGCCAATATCCTTTGCGCGCCAACGTGATATGCCCCAAAGCGATCGAGCGATAGTAGGCGATGTCTTCATCCCCCGAAACGATTGTGCCTTGTTTCTTGATGCCGTCACCAAGCCACAACCCGAGAATATAAGGGTCAAAGGGGAGTTCTGTCTCTGCGTTCTGCAAAACTGCGTCGGCCGGAATGTAAGGTTTCCTCCTATGTCTTCGAACGAAAATCTGTTGTGTTTCCACCCGTTCGAGGACTCTCCCCTTGTGGTCGTCATGGTCGGAGTAGATCTGCCATTCGTGCTGCGGGGCGGCAAGCAGCGACACGCCACCGGCAAACTCGATGCGTTGGCACGGCCAAAGGTATGTTCCCGAATTAGCGAGTACACGACGTGGATGGCCGTCCGCCCCGAAAACATAGTCCCCCGACTGTAAAGAGCCGTGCGTCTTCCAGCCTTGTGTAGTAAGAACGGGGGTGTGCTCTTCGAGCGCTTTCCCGTGCTGCGGTGGGACGAACACCATAAGGCGGTCGGTCGGGAGTCTTCCGAGCAGGAGGCCTTGGCATTTCTCGGCAATGAGCGTGTGAAACCATTGTCGCGAGTAATTTGGGTCGGTGTAGTCGAGGAAATGGGGGAAAGACAGCACAGCCTTTCGCCGACCAAGTTCGCGCGCGACGTAAAAGGCTCTTACTGCAGGTTCGGCTTGATGGACTTTGTAGTCCCTATCTACTTTGTAGAATATTCCGTCCCCCATTTATTACATTAGTCTTAAGGCCTTGAGTTCGGCTTCGAGTTCCTCTGTGGTCATTTCGCACGGCGGGCGATGCACAGTGACTTCGCTTTTGACTTGTCGCGCTTCGGGGGCGTACAAGCCGAGGAGTTTTCGGCGTTCGATGAGTTGCTGTCGAATTTCGGCGATGTAGGCAGGGTTTCCGAGTCCTCCGACTTTGGTACGGCTTTCGGATACGGCGTCGGTTTCGATGCCTGCGTTTCCTTTTCCTTTGATTCGTCCGCTTCGTGTGGTGGTGGTCTTTTGTGTTTCTGTTTTCGACTTGTCCCACTGTTCCCAGAGTTCGGCCGTGGTGTCGTCGATGCGTTCGAGTTCGAGTTGCAGTGCTTGGTCGATGTTTTCGATACGGCTTTCTCTCCACTCTTTGAGCAGCGTCTGCACGTCGTTGTATGTAGTCGATACGGCGAGCTTCGGAATGTTGAGTCGTCGTTTCACCTCTTCTGTGATTTTTCGCAGGCTGTATCCGCGTTTATAGAGTTCGGACACGATTTCGAGCCGTGCTTGTCTGATCTGCTGCTTTCTTCGGTCTTGTGGCGCACTCATAGTCGTGATTTATAGTTTCGTGTTGTTAGGGGATTAGTCGTCGCCTTCGACGGCGGTTGTTTGTGCAATAAGGTCGTCCAAAGCATACGGGGAAAGACAAGAATCGACTCGACGAGCTTGTCTAATTTCGCGTCGGAAATCACGCGAGGGTTCGCAGTGTTCTCGCTCAACTGCGAGAGCGGCATTTCTGTTAGTTCCATAGTTCTGTGTTGCGTTACGACAAAGGTACAAAAAAACTTTCATCTGTGACGCTCAGTGTCAATTTGGTATGCAAACGCGCAAAGCGTTGCCCCCGAAATGAGGGGCAAACGCTTGCTAAACTGATACTCTCGCCTTGATGTGTGGGTGGGGATTGTAGCCCTCGAGCGTAATGTCCTCGTAGCGGAAGTCGTACAAACTGCGCACTTCGGGGTTGAGTCGCAACGTGGGGCGAAAACGCGGTGTGCGGTGGCGCTGTAAGTTCGCCTGCTCGATGTGATTGTTGTATAGGTGTGCGTCGCCGAGCGAAATTACAAGATCTCCGACTTCGAGACCGCAAACCTGCGCCACCATGTGCGTGAGCAGCGCATAGGAAGCGATGTTGAAAGGCAGGCCGAGGAAAACGTCGGCACTGCGTTGGTAGAGTTGCAACGAGAGACGGCCTTCGCACACGTAGAACTGGAAGAGAAGGTGGCACGGAGGGAGCGCCATTTTGTCCAACGATTCGACGTTCCACGCGCTGACAACGAGACGACGGCTGTCGGGGTTCGTCTTGATCTCGCGCACAACGCGGTCGAGTTGGTCAATGTGTCCGCCGTTTGCGGTCGGCCACTTGCGCCACTGATAGCCGTAAATTTCGCCGAGGTCTCCGTTTTTGTCCGCCCATTCGTCCCAAATGTGCACGCCGTGCTCGTTTAGGTAGCTGATGTTCGTGTCTCCGCGAAGGAACCACAGCAACTCGTAGACAATGCTTTTGAAATGTAGCTTCTTTGTGGTGAGCAATGGGAATCCGTTGGCGAGATTGAACCGCATTTGGTAGCCGAACACGGAGCGAGTGCCCGTGCCGGTGCGATCGTTTTTCTGCACCCCGTTTGCTATGATGTGGTCGAGTAGGTCGATGTATTGTTTCATTGTAACTATGATGTAACCAAGAAGCTCCCCGCGAACACGAACTTGCCGCATTCGCGGGGCTCTTCTATGTAACTACGTTGTAACTACTATGTGATATACTATTTTGCTACCACGGTCTTGGATGACTATTCTTACAACCTTTTTTTCCAATGGTTTTTCGAGTCCTCTAAGATCGGAACTATCGAATTGGGGAACTCCCCGTATATAAAAACACTGGGAAGTTCTTGTGTTCTCGTCGTGTATGTAAATCACGTATAAACCTCTCTCGCGACGACTACCGATCCATTCAAGCGCGTTTAGGATTGTCATATTTTCGGGAATATCTGTAACCTCGTACACTGCATTCCCATCTTTTGAAGTCTCTACAACTTTCATGCGTTTATCTTTTATCACCGTCCCCAATAATCACGCCGCGGTTTTGTCGGTCTGCGAGTTTGTCGAGATTGCGGCGCATAACCTCTTCGAGACTAACGCCGAGGCGGCGCGCCATCATTGCAACGAACCAAAGCACGTCTCCGAGTTCGTCCACGATGTTGTCCCTGAATTGGAAACAGTTCCCGCAGACAAAGAAAATCTCGTTGTTGTCGATTTCGATTTCGCCGCGGCGCACGGCCTTTGCTA